GTCAATTCAGTTTGTGTATAAAAAACCGTTTTTGTTTTTTTTGTTTTTGTTTCGTTTGATGTGTCTATGATGCCGCCCTGTCTCATTGCTTCGGCTCTTATTGTTTGTCGCATTTGGTTGCGTTGTGTTACGTATTTGTGTGCGAGTGTGTTGTTGCATTTGGCGCATATGCCTCTGAGGTTTGTTGGGTCGTGTCCGCCGCCTGCGTCGAGTGGGATTATGTGATCTACTTGGGTGCTGGGCATGCGGTTGCAGACTGTGCATACGGGTTGTTCTCGTAGGACTACCCCCCTGTTTTTGAGGTACTCCGGGTTTGAGTGTTGTTTGCTCATATTGCGCTAGCGCGCGCTGTCGCGCTTGCTCTCAGTTGTGCTAGTCCGGTCATGTTGTCAACTTTGTGTTTGTGGTTTGTTTTTGGTATGTCAATTTGTGTGTGTTGTGTGTAAAGCCTAATGCGCTAACCCCCCGTGCTTTTGCCTCGTAGCACACCCATATCTTGTAACGCATTTGCCTGACGACGTGTTACCACGTGCGTCATCGACCCACGCTCTCCGTGTGTTACCTCACACGATTGCACTCGTGCGGGTCATGCCCGTTATTTAGTTTTGTGAATGTTCTACTACTAACGCACCAACAAGTTCTGCAACCTGTGGCACTATCGCATTGCCTAATCCTTTAAGTCTGTCCACCCGATCGGAAACCCCATTAGCCACTCGACCCACGTTGGGTTCAATTTCCCACCACGACCCGCTTGTAAAGCCATTTTCTCCTCGTAACTGATCTGATTTTCTAAATACATTTTCTCGACCATGTTGTAATGACCCGACCCCCCAGCCCCTTGAGCCATTGGTGTCGGCCATTTCTTTACTTTCTCGGGCAACCCTTGTTGCTTGCTGTTCGGCCCTCTGCCTTTCCAATCGCTTGCCATGGGTGTCGGCCACATTTGTATTGCTTGTTCCAATTTGCTGTTGTAACCTTTTTTTTCTAAGTTGCGAATTATCGTTTGAGGGCTGTCTGCCATTGCTTTGCTTGCTCTTGGTGTTGGCCACATTTGCACCGAGTCGGCCAAATTTAGACTGTGCGACGATTTGCCGTTTTTTGATTTGCGTCGCCCCGTTGTCGTCAATTCTGCGTTTGGGTGTTCTACTTCCTGTGTCGTTGGCGTAGGCCACAATGAATACCCGGTCTCTTTTGTGTAACGCACCAACGGCGGCTGCTGGAATGACTTGCCATTCCGCGTCATACCCGATTTCGGCCAAGTCGCCGAGAACTCGACCGAATCCCAAAGACAAATGCCCTCGTACATTTTCCATAAGCGCGTATCTAGGTCGTAGTACGCAAATGGCGTTGTGCATTGCTGGCCATAAATGTCGTGCGTCGTTTTCTCCACCTCGTTTACCGGCTTGGCTAAATGGCTGGCAAGGGTATCCACCGCAAATAACGTCAGGTCTTTCAATGTTACTCCAATCAACTTTTGTTATATCACCTAAGTTTGGCACGTCAGGCCAATGTTTTTTTAACACTTTGCTAGCAAATGTGTCTATTTCTGATTGCCAAATTACTTTCATGCCAGCTCGTTCTAACCCGAGATCAAAACCGCCGATACCGCTAAACAACGAGCCGACAGTCAATGTCATTTCGGTTCGCTTGCTTTTAAAGCGTCAATGACTCGACTCATATCACGTTTAGTCAACTCGCCTGTCGTATGCACCTCACGATTCAACGCTGCGCTAATAAACGTTTTAAGATCATCGCCCTTAAGACCCTGACCATTAGCTAATGCCCTCATCATGCCCAACTGTTTAGGTGACGCATACTCTTGCGGCGGTGCATCCGGAAACGGCATCTCAACCTCATGCAACGGCACAACGCTCGCCAAATGCGTAGCGCCCTGCCTCGACTGCGCTGCCTCAACCTCATTACGGCTCGCAATGCTTTTATTGATACCAAACCCCATATACCCAAGCGCACGACCCAACGCGCTAGTAAACCCAACCTCATTTTCGCTCATCTTAGTAAACGGCGTACGCCCCGGATACACCTCGCACGCTGACGCAATAGCCGGAATTGGGTCAGTCGAGTCACGCCACACGGTCACGATGCAACGAATAAAACATGACTTGTCGGGCATCTCAATTAGTTCGCGGTGCGTTTCTTGTATGCGTAGATCAGGATATTTTTTTAGCGCCAATGTTAAACGTGTCGGTACGTCAACGTAGTTTTCTAAACTAAAACTCATAGCGATTGCCAAATTGTTAGGCGTTGTGCGTGATCGTGTTGCCCGCCACGTTTCGCGTACGTAATCTCGCCCGTGTTTTTGATTACGCCGCGACGCTCGGCAACCATTAGTCGAGCGGTCATTCCCTTCGTGACTGGGAATGACGCGCCCAACTCGTACCAAACCTCGTCGGCAGTAAAACGGGGTTTCATACGCGCCATTTTTACAATGGCTGCATCAACTCGTGTTTGCTGTTCAGGCGACCATTTAGCGTTCGCGCTTGCCTGACTTTCAGCGATCGCTATTGCGATGCGTGATTTGTCGTGTTTAGTAAGCACGATGCACCATGTTTTCTAAACGCTGTATCTCAACTTGGTTTTCGTTTAACCGTAATTGCTGTATGCCGATTTCAATGTCGCGTTGTTTAATGCGTTCGTGCAAATCGGTGATGATGCTGCACAAATATTTAACCTCGATACGTGCTTGGTTAAGTACGTCAATTAGTTCACCGTCATCTAACACGTTGCGATCATCGATTTCGTGTTGCAACGCTCTTAGTGTGCTTCGCGCTGCGAGTTCGTGCGGTTCGTAAAACGGCACTTTGTTGCTTGTGATGTCGTTCATCACTTGCATTAATGCTTTGAACTGTGGGTCAGTTCTCGGGTCGATGTTTCCGGTCATCTTTTGCCTTTCGTCGTGTGGTGAAACAAAGTAGCACATACGTGTACGCGGTCAAGACCGTCGCAATCATCAAGTGTTTTAGAGTGACCATGCGCGCCAGCCGTTTGAGTAACGCCAAATGTTTAGCGCTGCACGCAAATTGGTTTCTAGATCAAATAGATCGTCGCACACGGTTAGTAGTCCGTATGCCTGCATGTAGCCGTTCGGGTAATACTTTGACGGTAAACACCAAAAATCGTTTACTTGCATAGCGCCGTAAGATTGGCCGACTGTGTCAGCGCCGTTGAACGCGTCAGGTAAGCACCTCGACTCACGGTATGCAACCGCAACAACTGTGGCTAGTTCAGCCTCGGGGAAACCGACGTGGCGAGCCATGTTATAGACCGTCTGACACGCGTCAGGTTGCGTTATGGGCGTAGTTGCCAGCGTTGTGGTCGGTAGTGGCGTAGCGGGTTCTAGACCCTGCCAAACGGTTATTGGTGCGGGTTGCATTTCTTGTGCTGTTGGTGCGGGCGGTTTTGCCAACACGAATATTGATGTGACGCTAATAAATAGCGATATAGCAAGTTTGCTGATGAGTGTCATAGTGACCTACTTTCCGGTAGATCAACCAGCCTAGACAGATTGCGGCGCTGCTTTTGGTGATGCCCCAAATACCGCTTGAAATGCCTGTTTTGTAGCCTCAACGTCATTTGCTAAACGTGGCTCGACTTCTATGTGATACCAGTCGCCTGCGTCAAATTTGCCGATTTGCCATGTGCCACGATCGCAACGCCAACTGCGTGATTGCGCGTAGTCGATCACAAGTTGTATGCCGAGCGTGTCGGCGTTTTGCAAAAGTTTGTTGAGATAATCAAGCGATATTTTGCGGCCGTCTTGCCTGCCACGTTTTTGTTGTGCTTGCCAACGGTACGAAACGTCTGTTGCTAGCCCTCGAGCATGGTTGCTGATGATGCCGGGTTTGCCACGCATGTCACGGTTAACCCAAATGCCGTTATTCCACAAACTGTTGTCAGAATGTTTGCAACACAAATCAACCCACTTTGCCATACCTGCCAACGCTGACGTAACGACTGGCTGTTTGGTAACTACGTAGGGTTTAGTCATTAGTCGGTTTGTTTTTTATGCCGTTTGACGCAACTAAACCTGACAACGTGCCAGTCAAAAACACAACGATAGTTGACATTAAGTCTATGAACGCTGCGTCGTTTGGTGATTGCTCGAGTGGTTGCGATACGAATAGCAAACCCCAAATCATGCCCAGCACGATCATGCTAAAAACGATTGCTAGTAGTACGCCTACGGTTACAACCATGCGTGCATGTAGTTCGTTTGCGCTGTATCTGTATCGGCTCATGGGGTCATTCCGCATCGGTCAGGCACGTTGCAAATTATGTTGCGTGTGCGTGCTTTTTCTTGTTGTGTGTTGTCGCGTGTTGTTTCGCATGACATTAACAACATTAGTGCTATAACTGCTCGAATGGTAGCCATGTCTGTGTTGCTTCGTTCCAATAATATTGACCGTCAGGTTTTGGCGTTGGCGGTTGCCAATCGTTATTTTCGTCAAGAGTCCACGACTCAAATGGTTGCGGTGCAACAAATTGATTTGCTTGTTCGTCGTATGTCCAACCAATACCGCCGCGAGTGCATAGCACGTAATCTAAATCTGATTGTGCAACAAAATCTGCGTCAGCGACAATGACATTTACAACAACGCCGTTTACGATCTGTGCATAGTTGCTCATACAGCCTGCTTAAAAATGACTATGCCTGCAAAACCTGTGCCACCGTCACCGTTACCGTTTGCGCCACCGCCACCGCAACCGTAAGACGTTGCGCTACCAGCCGCCGAAGTTACGCCACTAGCACCATTACCAGCACCGTTTGCACCCGTGCCAGCCGTACCAGAATTATAAAAACCGCCACCGCCGCCACCTGCCACATAAATTTTTGATGACCCTAACGCTGTAGGAAAATTCGTTACCGTTAAATTTGCGTCAAGTGTAGAAAAGTTGACTGACGCACCACCGTTACCCGAAGTACCCGAAACGCCTGCGCCACCAGCACCGCCATAACCGCCGCCACCACCAGCAGGTTGATTCTCGTCGCCAACAATAGTTGCATTACCGCCAGCGTTAGTGTTTGACCCTGACGCACTACCACCCGTGCCAGTTCCTCGAGCGCCACCGCCTGAGCCGCCACTATTGCCGTTATTGCCAACACCGCCACCACCACCGCCGTAACCGCCACCCAATGCGCTTTGACGAGTAGTTGCACTTTCAACAACTGAACTTGTGCCGCCATTAGTTGGCACAGTTTGATTACCGCTCGCACCACCGCTGCCAATCGTCACCGTCAAATTAGACGAAATAGTAAACGACGCAAAAGTGTCAACCTCTCCGCCACCGCCACCGCCACCAACATTCGTACCGCCGCCACCGCCACCGCCAACCGTCATCATGTCAACTGGGCCAGCACCTGCAACAGTCAAAGTGCCTGACGAAGTAAACACAACATATTTGTAGCCGCCAACCGTCACGGTTTCTTGACCGCCGCTGATAACTAAACCGCCGCTATGCACACCTGCCAAAATTTGCACAACTACGCCTTCAAATTGCCGACAACCACCCAAGTATCAGAAGCGATCTTGGCGCAAGTTGCAACCGCGTACTGCGCGTTAGTTTTAAGTTTGCTGCCATCGCTTCGAAGTGTTACGCCTGCACCTGCCGTGATCGTCACCGTGCCAGCACCAAGTTGCATAATGTTTATTTGCGTACCAATACCATAAGCAACACTTGATGCCGGCGGAATAGTCAACGCAATCGGTGACGCGTTGTCAGCGGTAATAAGTTTGCCGTCATCAGCCAACACCGTTGTGTATGTCGTGCCAGTCTGTGCGTTAATCGCAATCATTGCGGTTGCGACTGCGTCAAGTTCTGCGGCCGTTAAAACTTGCCCTGCGGTAAAATCTTGTCTAGTTGCCATAATGCCTCACTTTATCCTAAAACGTTGTCTGCATCTATGATGCCAAACACCGCGTCGTTTAATATCAACTCATAGACGATCGTGGTTGGCGACGTAAAGTACATGACCGAATGACCGCCGCTAACCGTGATTGTATGCTCGACACCCTCAACGGCTAATTCTTGTGCTAGTTGGGTTGTGCCTGTACCGCTTGCAAATGACTTTTCAATAGTGATCGTGTCACCAATATCAATGATCGCTACCGTGTCGCGTTGCGCTGTAGTCAGTTTGTTTAGGTTTGTGCCTAGCGACGTGTACCGCGCCTCAGGCTCAGCCTCAAGCAAATAGTTAGCCAACGCCAACGCCGCCGTATCGTTATGCAATAGCGAGTCGGTAATGCTTGTTGTCTGTATAAAATATTTTGCTTGGCTAGCCAAGTCCTCTGCGACTTCTTGTGTGCCGCCTCGAATAGCAACCGCTGCACGGTTAACAACTTGGTCAGCTTCAAACGTAATACCTACTGCGTCGTACGGTATGTTTGTGTTGTCGTCGTGAAAATCTGCAACTGGCTGACTTAGCGTGTTGCCTATGCGTGGCTGAAATGTTAGATCGCCGTCACGCGCCATAAACAACCTGCCCTGCTCAGCCTGATTGATTTGGTTGCAATAATCGAGCGTGTTAGTGCCTTCGTCAACGGTAAACGCTGACGCGCCGCCAAGCGTTTGTGTGCCTGTAGAAATGTTGCGTTGCCCAATCGGAAAATCAACCTCAGGCAAATTAAGTACGGCTGTTAGTCGAGCGCTAGACAACTGTTCGCTGACGTTAAATTCTGCAAGAAATGTTTGTGCTAACAAATAGAAATCGTCTGCACAATAAACCGTCACCGTGTCTAAACCGCCTAGCGCAAAGTTGTAGTCGTAATTAACAACGAAACCGTTAAACAAATATTCTTTAACGTTTGTGTTTGAGTAACGCGCCAAGCGCACTCGACGCATTGGTGCAAGACCTGGTTGCGCTGTTGACGGGTCAAAATATGGACTAAGCGAATCGAACGGATTGAAAATTCCAGTCGTGTCCAACATATTTAGCACCATTGTGCCTGCGCTAAATTGGTCGCCTACGTCGCGCCTGCCGCGTTTAACGTTGATGCTGTTAATGCCTGTCGTTACGTCAGCAAAGTTAGTTGTGCCGTCAAGTACGTAAGTTGTGTTGTCGAGTACGCCCGCAACTGCATCGTCAAGCAAAAACGCGTCTTGTATAAACCCTGTGTCAATCTCAAGCGTGTAGTTGCCTGCACCGACAACGGCTGTGCCTGCCATTAGGCAACCTGTATCTGTGCTGGCCCTGCCGACCTGTTATAGGCACGAATAGCGTTAACGACCGCCTGCCCGATCTCAGCGCTGGTCGCCAAACCACCCGTCACGTTCACCGTTACGCCGCCACCCATGCCACCCATTTTTGACAACGGCACAACCGCTTCAGGGCCGCGCTCACCGATCATTGCCAACGTAGGCGAGGTCACAATGCCACCGTCAGCGAGCATCGGTATGTTTGGCACGCTAATGCCTTTGCCACCAAACCCCGGCACCCACGACGGAAAACTAAACGACAACTTGCCCACCGTGCCATTCCACAATTTTGCTATCGCGTTAAAAATGCCTTTGTAGATGTTTAGTACGCCGTTAAAGTAACTGGTCAAAAAATCTAGGCTGACCGTGACACCTGTTTTGATTGCGTTAAATACTGTGTCAACTACGTTACGTACTGTCTCGAATCGTTTGTACAAGATGACGAGCGCTGCAACAAATGCAACAATGCCGATAATGACTAGCGCTATCGGGTTTGCTGACATAACAAAGTTAAACGCCGCTTGCGCTGCCGTCGCAATCTGTGACGCAATAGTAAACGCTTTAATAGCGATGTTTGCAACAATGATCGCCGCCGAAAACCCGCCGATAACACCTGCAATGATTAAAAACGTTGTCGTGTTTTCTTGAGCCCACGCCGCCATTGGCTCTAATAGTTCTAACAACTTTTGCAAAACGGGTAGCAACGCTGCACCGATTGACTCTTTGGTTTCATCCATCGCAATTTTCATGCCCTTCATGCGACCCTCAAACGACTCGGCTGCGACTGTTGCCGCACCACCAAACGACACCGCCAACGCGCCCGTGATGTCGTCAAGTGTTGACTCTGAGTCAATGACGCCTTTAAGCGACGGGTCAAGTTTTAGCAATGCTGCAGTCTGCCCATTTGCAGCCTTGCCCAAAATAGTTGTCACATCAGATAAATCGCGCCCTGTGGCAGCGGCTATATCTAACGAAGTATTCATTAAACTTTGTGCGACCTCTACTGAGCCAGTCGAGCGCACCAGGTTTGCCATAGCAGGTCTCAACTCATCGTCAGCGACCGCAAACGCACGCGACATACCCGAAATGAATTCCTCATTGCTCGCAATCACGTCATCGGTTGCCATAGCGCTTGTACGCAACTGTTGCGCCAACAAATCTTGCGCTTTTTGATCTTCGACCGCTGCCTGCGTAGCCACGCCCAAACCCGCTGCCAAACCACCAAGCGCCGCAATAGCCGGCACCATTGCTTTCTTTAACGCAAACCCTGCCTTAGCACCCGCGCCCTCAAGTTGTTTAAATTCCTTGATCGCTTTGTCAATGCCCTTGCCGTCGTACTCGCTAATAATCGGAATAGATAATGCCATTAGTTAATTTCCTTTTGCACCGTTGCAATAGTTGTCTTAATCATTTTTAGCATCTCTGCTTCTATGCCTCGACGTGCTTTGTAAACGGCTGGCCCGATAAGTCGAGTGCGACCCGCGCTTACTGGATAGCCCGCGATACGCAAACTGTCATCTAAACGGTTAGATGTTCTGCGACCTGCCACCTCAAAGATTGCTGCACCCTGATCTTTTTGCTCAATAAGAATCACGCCCACCGCGTTACGTCGAGTGTCAAAACGCATCTTGACGCCGTTCTTTGCTTTGTCAACGCTGAACCCTTTTATGCGTCGCCCGTCTTTGCGTTGTGTCCAATCGTTAGCAAAATTACTAATCGGCACTTTTGTGTAAACCGCTTTGCCTGCATTAATCGCTGGTTGCGCTATCTGTGTCGCGTCAGTCTTAAAATCTTTTTGCAACTGTTTATCAATCTTGCCCAAACCATTAATCGTTTGTTTGAGCCCGACAACCTCAACCGTGCTATTGACTGGCATCACTTACGCTCTTTGTTTATTAGTTCAATGGTTGTGTTCATATCATCTATGTCGAATGTGATCTGTGGCGGCCAATACCCGGTTGCGACAAGTATCTGCGCTAATCCGTAGCGGTATGAGCCGCGTCGACTTTTGGGGTTGTCTGCTCAATAACCTCAAGATTGAGCAACGATTTGATGTACTCGTCTAATAGTGCTGGTACGACAATGCCGTTTTGTCGTGATGCTTCGTACGCCAAAAACGCCAAGTCCTCAATACCGATACCGTCGCTGATCTGTGACGCTTTGCGTTTGTATTTTCGTTCCCACGCCACGATCGTCATCAGGTTTGTGGTGACGGTTTGCTCGCTGTCAGCAAACGTAAGTTTCATTGTTAATTGCATTAGTGCCCCCGATACGGCGTTGTATGTTTTTTGTTTATTTCTTTAGTTCTCAGCGGCCAATGCCGCGCGATCATGCGACTGCTTTAGTAAGTGCGCCACCGGCAAACGTCAAAGTGATCGTGCTGAGTTCGCCCAACGATGCCGAAATTGGCGTGTGGCTAGCAAGATAGCAACCCGTCAAAGTGTATTTTGGTGCGGTCGCTGTAGGTGTTGCAAGTCCCGCTGCGGTAGGTGAAACCGTAATTGTTGTCGTAATGCCAACCAAACCGTAAATCGTTGCTTCGGTTTCTGATGCTTCGTACGATTGAAATAGCGTCACCTCGAATGTGTTGTTTTGCAATGACGTAACTGTTGATGCACCAAACTTGCGGGCTGTGTCACCAAACGCCGTAGTTTCAAGTTGGTCAAACTCGTAAGTCAAAGTTGCTTCAGTTGCCTGATCGGTCAAGTTAACGCTGTTGATTGTTAGCGCTGGGTTGCTCAAGTAAACGGTTGTGGCCATAGTGGTTATTCCTTTTCGTCTGTGTCTTTAGTTTTAACAGATTTTTTAGGCTGTTGCGTGGATATATGCCCTGCGTCAATTAAATGCTCAATGTTAGAACCCTCTAAATCTTTGTCGCTGATGACGTCGCCGCGTTTTAGCCCGTCGAGTCTGTTGCTGGTAACTATGTAAGTTGTCATCTGTTTATGCCGTTCTCGCTGCGATACCGCACGTCAAATCGTAGCACGGGTACTCTTGCCCGCCGATCTCTAACACGCCCGGTTGCCCTGACATGATGATGATTGACGACCCTAAAACGGTTGCTGCGATTTGCAATATTTCGCGCAACACGGGTAGCCCCGCTGGCCCGCTGCCAACAATCTTGATCGGGAAATCCATGCGCACAATGTTGCCGTTGCCTGCCGTAGTTGTAAAACTTGGTGCTTGTAGGAACACGCAATTAGGCACGATTTTTGTTGCGTCGTTGACAACGCGCAACGATGTGATTGCCGTCAGCGTTGCTGTGATGTCGTCAATGCCTTCGTTAAGTAAGTCTGTATATGGTGCTGGCATCTACGCAACCGCTGGTCGATCAATGCCTAACAACTGTTTAACGATCGGTGTCAATGACTGTTGCGGTGCGCTACCCATGCCCTCAAATGACGCAAACACGTTCTCAAGCGAGCCACGTGAGCGCCACAACGCCGCGCAATACATAAGCGTGCCAAGTGTGACGTCACCGCTAGGCGACGTACTTAGCGAGTCGTTATAGCCTGCCTCAGCGCGCCTACGGCTACAAAATTGGTTGCCTGCCGATACTGCTTGCGTAATAAGCGTGTAATCATCTGACGGGTTTGTGATCGAAACGCCCAAATACGTAACCAAGTTAGCGGCCGTCACCCAAGTGCATGTTGGCGTAAACGCAACCGTGCCGGTGTAAAACGCTGCGTACTCGACTGCTGTGCCTGTGCAGGCATACAACACTTGATTAGCGCGTGCAACGGTTTCGTTAAATGTCCATTCGCCTGTTGTGCTATCTATGCCTGTGTATTCGTATTGCGGGCATGACAACACGGTAAACGTGCCGTCAAACGGTGCGCCAACGCTTGCAATGACAATGCTGTCGCCAACCTGTATGTCGGTTGGTTCAAGCGTTGAAATGCAAGCGTAGTTATTTAGTAACTGTTTTGACGCTGTTAAATAAGTTGCCATAGCGGTTATGCCGCTTGACTACTAGGCAACGACGATGGATTGAATAAACGACGACTTGGCAACAAATGTTGCAAAGTATCCGTAATAAGAGAACGTGCGACCAAGGGTTGCAGGTACTTCTACTGACAAGATGCCTTTTTGCTGTTCGTAAATTTCGTAGCCCGGTGCGTAAACAACAAGCATTGTGCCGTTAGCAAAGTTGTTGTCAACAACCATTGACAGACCGTAAATGTTTTGGCTCGAGTATTGCAAACCACTTGTGTTGCCGACGCTGTTCATCGTTGTCATTCCGCCACCGTTGTAGCCCAACAATGGTCGCTTGTCGCCGTCTAATTGACGACCGATAAGTTCCCATACGTCAGGTGATACACACAAGTGTGTTGGAAAGTAGTTGCTGTCTTCTGCGATTTCGCGTGCTGCGTCATAAATTGACGAAATCAACGAAGTCGGATCAGTTGCTGCAACTGTCCATGTCGAGCCTGACGCCGTTTTGCCTGCAACCAAATTGTCGGCTGCAATGTTGTCAGTCGCAATCAGATACTCACCAGCAAGATCGTTTAAAATCAAGTTCATTGCTGCTGGGTCAGTAAAGTCCATGTCTTGCACCGACAAAGTAACTTGACCAGCAACAGTTGATTTAGTAACAACGTTGCTAGCAATCACCATTGTGGTCGCACTTACTGCAGTCAATTCTGTTTGTGTTGCTGCGCTTGTGTGCGTTGTGATCGTTGGTCGAATAAAAGTTTTGCTTGGTGTGTTTGGCATTGCACGCGCACCAAATGCGCTAACAACTGGTCGCACAAAGTTTAAGTCTTGAAATAGTGGCCCAAGAACTGGTACTGGCAAAAGACCCGGAGTGTCAGTTGTAATGACATCGCCTGCTGCTGCTTGCAACGCTGACGCTTGTTTTGCTTGCGCTGCTTTGAACGCTGCGTTTACTTTAACAAATGTGTCGCCACCTGCGTGCATTGCTGCCATGTATTCGCCCGGTGTTGGCATTTTAAATTCGCGTGCAGGTTGCGCCCAAAGTTTTTCAACTGTTGATGCTGCTGCTTCTGCTACTGGAGTGTCTTTGATTTCGCTCATGGGGGTTGTGTCCTTTTCTTTGTCTTGATCTGATTGTAACTCTATTGCTGGTTCTGTTTCGTGGATAGTCTCATTGGGTGCGCTGGCTGCCACGTCGGTGATTACTGCGCCGCTAAACGCGCCCTCGCTGACTAGCGACAATTCTGACCAGTTAGCCGACTCCACGATCATCACGCCTTCTTCGTCGTAACTAAATTTTGTAGGTGTTACGCCTACGGATACTGCGTCAATAACGCCGTCAACCATAAGGGTCATATATTCGTCGCCTAGTCGAGTGGCGCTAATTTTGCCTGTAAACATCATGCCCTGTGGCGTATCCACACGTTCCACTATTTTGCCGACTATCTGATTGCTGTCATGCTGGCCAAAAATTTTCGGGTCGCGCCCCGTGACTGGCAACGACCCTTGCAAAAACCGTACCTTCGTGCCGTCATTAACGGTTGCTGTTTCGTCGTAAGTGACGGCTACGCCTGAGATTGAGCGCGACGGCAAACCCTCTGCCGCCGCTGCGTCAACCGTGATCTGAGTGGGGGTCAATTTGATCATGTTGGTGATACTACTCTTTCGTTTGTTTCGGTTTGTGTATCTCGATCATTGCCCATTGAGTATTCGCCGGTGAGATATTGCTCAACGTCAAATTCGACGTATGTGCCGTTTGGTAGCACGTTGTTTTGGCTAAATGTGCCGGCGATGCAATCGGCGTAAGCGCGTACGCCAAATGTCCACAAATCCATGCGCGACTCAGCGCTTGACTGATACGAATATGACCCGACGCTGATGCCTGCAAGATACGGCGGAATGTTGCACAAGCGTGCCATTTCCATTGCTTGAAACTCTGCTGACTCAATTAGCAACATTTTGTCAGGGCTAGTCAATGTCTCGGTGTACGTCACAAACTCGTTAAGTGCTGCCGTCTGATTAGTTGCACGTGCTGAATTAAACGCCGCTGCAAGATCGGCTAACTCTTGTGCGCTTAACGGCTCGCCGCCTGTCTGTCGCAAAATGCCTGCCGGGATTGCGCTGCTCGAGTTGCGATAACGTGCCGCTTCAAGTTGTAACGCTGTTGCAATTGCTTTTTCTGACATGTAAATAATGCCTTGTATTGGCGACAAGAATTGCACGACGTCGTTTGGGTCTAGGTTGCCGCCTTGAAAAATTATTTGTTTTGACGGCGCAAACCATACTGGCCCTGATTGATCAAGTGTTTGCACCATTGCTGCAGGTAGTCGAGTAAACGACGCTGGGTAACCGTCAGCGGTGCGCGACGTAATGTACAAAAATGCGCGACCATAAAAAAATAAATCATCAAAAATAAAACTGAGCGTAAATATGTTTGGTGTTTGTGGGTCTATGCGTCGCAACCATGTGCGTGGCGCTAACGGCATCTTTTCCATTTCTTCGCCGTTCCACATTTCGGTGTACATCTTCAAGTTCATGCAACCGATAACGCTGGCCATAAGATCACGCGCTCGACTAACGGTTGGCACACTCATCGCACGATTACGTGCGTCGCCCTCAACATACGAATAGTACTGACCAACCATGTTTGCGCCACCGTTGTTAACGCTGTTGCTGTAATAACCACCGGCTGCGGCTGCTTTAGTTGGCTCAGGCGATATTGCCGCCTTGTTTACTGACCTGTTAAAGATTGCCATTGCCTAAGTATGCCACCAATTCTTTTACCAGTTGTGTATAGGTGGCCGCTGCCCGTACCGGAAAAGTAATAGATTACAACGGCCACCCACTAAACACATTAGCGACTGGCGACAACGATCATCGGTTTGCCTGATGACGTGGGTCGTGACGCAAGCGCCGCTGACCAAACCAAACATCGTGCTAACTCGATCGGGCCAGGTGATCGTTGCGACGATAACGCAATGCTGTTTTGTGACCGTACGGCGACGGCACGCTGTACGTGTTCAGCCAACATTTGCTCGCCTGTGTGCCACAACAGTTTTTCGTTAATCATTGATTTGATGCGTGGCGTGAACTTCAGAATTTCGCCATAGCCGACAACTGCCCTGCGTCGCTCGAGCGCTAACGGCCAATGGATATCAATCGAGGGGCTGATAGCAAATTTGACTGCCGTGTTTTTGGCTAAGCGCTCAACATGGCCAAGCATTTCGCTGTATGTGTCGGCAACAAACTCGACGGTGACTACGGTGCGGCGATCATCTAACACGATTGCGCGTGTAGCAAAATAGCGGTCGTCGGTCATGCTGGTTTCTATAGCGACCGTGCCGCCGTCGGGCATTGGGTCTGTGTATTCCAGCTCGGGCCACAAACCCGGTGCTATCCACGACTTATCGCTGGCTACCCACAAGTTGCATGATGCTCTAAGAAACGCTGCACGGTCAGGGTTCTCCGCTTCAGCCTCAATCGTTTTTTGTGTAAGCGTTACGCCCAATGCTGGGTTTGCCCAACCCCACGCTTGCGAATCCATTGGCGATATGTCCGGCGGCGGCGACCACTCCGCAAAATAAAGACTGCTTGGCTCTTTACGATCTATAGCCCTAAGACCCTGCTCACGCCAACGTTGCATCGCGGTGCTTGCCTCTGTGCCTGCCGTTGACCAACACGACAACAACGGTGAACGTCGAGCGCGCTGGGAAGGCAACAAACCGCCGTCAATAACCGATGTGCCAATATCCCAAATTTCGTCAGCGACAATCAGGTCACAAGACATGCCGTGCCCTACCGAATTGTTGGCGGCGCGCACAAACCACAACGACCCGTCAGGCATTGTCACACTATTACGCCCATAACTAGCGCGACACGTAGCACCAAATTTAAGTTTAAGAATGTCGGCAAGTTTGTCGTACAACATGACTGCAAGATCGAGCCGGTGAGCGGTAGTCAACACGGTTTGCGGGCAACCCCGATGCTTAGGCATCTCAGTCAGCCACCAACCGACAAGCGCCGTCAACGCAACCGTCTTACCGTTTTGCCGTGCCGTAGAAACCAAAGAAATACGATGCAAAAAATCGCCGTCGTCACCAAACATCAACTGCCGATCAATAACCCGCTGCTGCCACGGCATCAACGTCATGCCAAGATGCTCAAGCGCCCAGCCCCCCACCTCAGCCCCAAACGACAACGCACCAACCGGCACGATCGTTTCTAGTCGAGGCTCATCACGGCCAGTTATCGCTAGTTCACGCTGGTTAGGGTCATCGGGGATAATCCTGAG